GAATTGGGTGATATGATTCCTTGGGAAAGAGATGTATATGTGGCATTATTAGTTAATCACATAGCAGAGGAAAATTCCAAGATGAAGCAAAAAGAACAACAAAATAAAGGGTAATACCAATGGCTGAAGAAAAAATTACTGAAAATGCTGTAGCAAAAGCAATGGCACCTTCGCTCGCAACTTTAAAGAATATCGAACAAGGTATATCCAAACTCGGTGCTCAAGGTAATCAGGGTGCTGAAGCTGCAACTGAAAGCAAAAGAGCTGAAAAGATATCAGTTGCTAATGAAGAAAAAACAAATACTTTATTAGGTGCTATGGTCAAGTCTTTGGCAGACTTAAATAAAAATATACTAGCTAGTATGAAGGGTGGGATTTTTAAAGGACTTGGAATACTTCTTGCTGGAATCACAGCACCAATTATTATAATGGTTGGGTTCTTCAAGCAATTAGCATTGGAATTTACATTTCTTAAAAAACTTACTGGTGGTGGACTAAAAAAACTATTTACGCCACTTAAAAATCTATTATCTGGTAAAGGGAAGATTGGGACGGCAATAAAAAATACTCTTAAATTTATTGATAAAGCGCATTTTGGAGTATTCACAAAAATTGGTAATTTCTTTAAGAGTTTTAGCACGTCGCCAGGTATTACTAAATTATCAAAGACACTCACAAGTGTTAAAACAAGTGTAAAGACAGGTATAACAGCAATAAAAAACTTGATTCAACCATTAGGGAAGTTTTTTGCAAGTATGCTGAAGCTGGGTAGAGGTTTTGTTTCAACATCCAAAACAGCAGCGAAGATTGTTGGGTGGGCAGGTGGTTTTGGTAAACTTTTAGGTAAAATATTTCTTCCTATCACCATTCTTATGTCTGCATTTGATTTTATAACAGGATTTATGGATGGTTTTGAAGAAGATGGTATCTTGGGTGGTCTGGAAGAAGGATTATCTAAACTGTTTAAAGGTTTAATTGGTATGCCTCTTGATTTATTAAAGAAGGTTGTTGGTTGGGCTTTAGGTTTAATGGGTTTCGATAAGGCTAAAGAGTCACTTGCAGATTTTAGTTTCTCTGACTTAATTGGTGATGTGATTGGTGGGTTTTTTGATATGGTAGATGGTGTTGTAAAATGGGTTAAAAAAACATTCAGCTTTGGGAGTATTGCTGAAGCACTTACATCCATGTTAAAACTAATCTGGATGCCTGCAATATTATTCAAGGAATGGTTAATTGATCCAGTAGTAGGATGGTTGGGTAAGATGTTTGGTTTTGATACTACTAAGTTCAAAGAGTTTTCTGTTTTTGACGGTATACAAACTTTGCTTGAAGATATGGGAAAGTTTTTTACTGATATATTTAATATTGATTTTAAATCAGTATTAAAACCAATGATCTTAGCAGTTCCAGGTGGAAAAGCTCTTTGGGCAGCTGCAGCTGGTTTAGGTAGTTTATTTGGTGGTGATGACAAAGCAGCTGCCGCCGCAGAGGAAAAAAGAAGTAAGAAACAAGAAACAAAACAAAGAGCTAGTGATGCAAGAACTGGTGGTGGATTTTTCAGTGATATTAAACAAAGTTTAGGTTTCGGACCTAAAGATAAAGAAGTAACAAGAGAACAAATGTCACGGGGTTCTGAAGGAACATCTGCTCAGGTTGAAAAAACTAGAAAGGCCAGAAAATTAATTGGTAAAGGAGCACTCCAGCAACTTAAAGAAGATGAGGGATTTGAGTCAGAAGTATATGAGGACACAGAGGGTATCAAGACTATTGGTTATGGATTTAACTTAGAAAGAGCAGGAACTCAAGATGCTCTTGCTGCAGCTGGTATTGATAAATCTGTTGCTGACTTAAAAAGTGGAAAAATGAATCTTTCAGAAGAAGAAGCTGAAAGATTAATGATGGGTGAAATGCCTTATTTCCGTCAAGCTGCAAAGAGATTCTTAGGTAAAGATAAATGGACACCTTTTCCATCGGATAAAAAAGATGCCTTAACCAATATGGCATATAATTTAGGTGAGTCAGGATTAAATAAATTTGTTAAACTAAGAGAAGCATTAAGGAATGGTGATTGGCAAGAAGCAAGTAATCAAATAATGTTTGATTCAAAGGGAAACAAATCTAAATATGCAGGACAAGTAAAGGGTCGAGCAGGTAGACTTGCATCTTCCTTTTCAGCTCCAGTTGCACCAGAAACGAAAACAGCCTCTTTAAATTCTTTACAAACAGAAAATGCACAAGGTAAGATGGGAAGTGGACAATCAGCACCTACTATAGTTAGTGCTCCACAAACAACTACGAATAACAGTAATTCATCAACAAGTTTGTTATTGCCACCAACTGCTAAAGATTCATTCTGGGATTCTGCGGTATAAAAATAAAGGGGGATGTCACCGAAACAGAATGACACAACATAACAAAAAGACATCCCCCAATATTATTTACTGGTCAGCTAACTTCTTGAAGTACGCAAGAGTAGAATCATCCTTTGCATCAACAGACGCAATAGGAGCACTAGAGTTCTCTTCAATAGTTTCAGAAAAGCTATCACCATGATTGGCAACAACTGTATTGAAACGTGCTTCCAACTCTTGATAACTCTTAAAGTTCTCTGGAGCTAGAATACTCTGAAGAGAATGTTGTTTCCCCCAAAGTTCTTCAAGTTTAGCATCATCACCACCAAGTAATGGTGCGGGTGTAGCAAACTCTGACTTATCATAATTTGCATAACCTTCTACTTGTCGAATCTTCAGTTTAAAATCAGCACCTGCCCAGAAATCAAATGGATTAATAGGAGTTTCATCTTTAAACTCTGGATTCATTTTACTTTCAATCTTCTCGAAAATCTTCTTACCATATCGAAACAAAAATACCTTACCTTCATTCTCAGCATTCAAGCTATCCTCAATGACCAGAATATTACTGTAGTAACTAAGCTTACGCTTACGGTCACGAGCAATACCCTTATCTGATTCAATACCTGAATTCCATAATGCAGTATTTGCTTTCGATACAGGATCATCAGTTCCTTTAGAAAGGTCTTTGCGTGGTGTAGTCAAAGAGTTCTCGATGTACCAACCACCGGGCCCTTTGAAACCATGTGTAAATATACTAACCCAAGGAACATCCTCATCTTTTGAAGCAGGAAGGAAACGAATGACACAATACCCGTTACCAGTTTTATCTTTCTCTGGCTTCCACATACGGTCATCTTCATAAGAAGGTTTCTCTGCTAGTTTCTCAACTTGCTTGGTGAGGTTTTGTAAATTTGCCATTCGGTTGTTCTTTAAATCTTTAAAACTCGACATATAATTCTCCTATTATTTCGTTATATTACTAAGTATCATTATGAATATAAGAACTGCTCCTAAACGTGGCATTGTTCTTATATCATCACACACATCACAAAGGCAATCTTGAACTTCTATCTTTCATCATGTTTAGTTCATATGCTTCTGCTTCTATCTTATCTTTTATAGACTTGTTTATCATCTTGGCAACCATTTCAATTTCACAATCAACATCATCAGTGTATTTTAAAATAGCTTCCATGTATGATATCTTTTTATCTCTTACCATTGCATCCAAGGTTTCATTAATATTTACACTCATTTAAGTTCCTTAATAGAATCGCAAATACCATACTTCTTTGATTCCTTGGCACTCAACCAAACATCAGTTGGTGGTAAAAGATATTGTCTTATCTGTTTCTCATTCAAACCTGTACACCTCTTATAATGATTAATCATCCTTTCAGTTGTAAGTTCAAATTCTTTACCAACAGCAACAAGTTCATGTTCCTTTCCCCATGACCCCCAACTATATTGATGAGACATGACAGAAGTGTTAGGCGTTAAAACTCTACGACCTTTCTCCCCTGATATGAAAATCATAAACCCAGCTGATGCTATTTGTCCTAGTCCAGTTGTATGAATAGGAATTGGGCATCCCTTCATTACATCTATGACAGCGAATGCTGCATTTAAGTCACCGCCAGGAGAGCAGATGATAATGTGCAAAGATTTTGGTCTTGGTCTTGTCCAACTCTTTGTTAAGATAAAGCTAATAAGGTCTTTACAAGTTTCTTGATTGACCTCGCTCATAAAAAGATATACGCCTTTATCTTCAGGAGAGGGCACAATAGGTGTTTCTTGATTTTTACCTGTCATCAGTACTTCTCCTTTAATAAAGATTATCTATAAGGATCAATATAGAAAATGTGATCTCCAATAATAGCCACCTTCAACATATTACGATTCCAATATGGGTCAACATCATACATATGATAATGAGTAGCACCATTTAAGAAATCATTAACCTTCCATCTTTCACCATAGTTTTTAATGTGTACTCCTGGCTGTTCCAACATTGCCTTTGCAATAGTTACTGCAACCTTCCACGCAATCTTATCTTTAGGAACATCAGATAACCCATCACAAAACCAAGAGAATTGACATCTATGTTTAATAATCTTTCCATTACGTCTATTTGCTTGTTTAACAACCTTACAAATAGAATTAGGAAATCTTCTACTTTCTACTCTATTTATAGTTACAAGTGAAACTGCTATCTGTCCTTTAATAACTTGATCTCTAGCTTCAAAGTAAATGTTTAATGCTAAACAATTAGTTTCCTGTTTAGCATTAGAAAATCCACTAAGAAAGAACAGTGCAAATATGAGTAATAATAGTTTCATAATAAAAGAAGGGGGGATAGTTTCCCATCCCCCGACAACTTAAATGCCCCAATGTGCATTGAGAACTTTACGACAAGCAAAAACATCTTTTGCTCCACCAGCAAGGTCGCAATCCTTGAAAGCAGTCTTACCAGTAGCAGGTGAAGTGTAAATCTCTACCCATCGAGGAAGACCCGTTGCATCTGACTCTGCTCGAGTCATCTTACGAGCATTCTTTGAACCTACTTTAGGTTGACCCATTTTTACTTTAGACATAATAATCTCCATAAAAGTTTACTTCAAGTTTCGTGATGAGACATTCATCACTTCAATATAACCATTATACCACAATGGTTTTCGTTACACAAGGAAAAAGTTTCCCTTGTTTTTGGAGCGGGAGGTGGGGTACGATCCCACGACCTTCTGTTTGGCAAACAGATGCGCTACCACTGCGCTACTCCCGCTAATAAGTAGCAGTTTTTCTGTTTCGAGGAAAACTGCCAAACCCAAGCCCTACTTAAGCGGCAATAGCTAAATCGTAATCATTAGCGTTTATCATTTTGAATGATTGATAACCGAGCCATCATTCTTCTCGGTGCTGTCCGTATACCTTCCAATTGCAATCGAAACCGGCTATCCCCCGTAAGTGGAGGATGGGGGAATCGAACCCCCGTCTTACAACATTCCGTTATACAGATTATACAGCAATCTTCGACAGTTCATATAATACAACTGCCAAAGCCAAAACTGCTACTAAAAATGCAGATATCTCTACCCAATGTTCATTCATGTCACACCTTATCTTTTTTTAATTCACCTAATTTTTCATGGAGATTTTCATAGAGAGCATTGATAGTTCCGTTGTTTTCTATATGAACATCAACATCCTTACCACTCAATCCATTCTCACTCGCATGACCTCTATCTAATATAAGTTCTTGATCTCTACTAATGTATATAATCACTCCACCCATATCTCGAATCCAATAAGATTCATTAGAAAAACGAACATCTGTAATAACAATAGGCTTGCCAGGATTATCCTCTGCAAACATCTTAGCATTCTTTACCCATACATTGACATCAATAGAACGGGCAACATCTGTTCCTAATAGTTGATAAAGTTGTCTCGGCGATCTACCCCAAGGTTCAATACATTTTTCTTTATTCTTAACTTGTTCATCTGACAGATTGAACATTGCCTTCGCACCATCTTTCAAAGGTTTTGCAAAGTAGTAATGTAGATAATCATATTTATCAATCAAGTATTTTCCAGCAGTATCTTTACCACTATTAGCTTTACCAGCAAATCCAATAATTCTCGGAAACATTATCACTCCTTAACAAGTTTAATATTAAAATCATATAAGTTAGTATTAATCATATTCTTCTTACACATTTCAGTAATTCTGTTTCTCTGCTCTTCTTCACTTTGATTATCATCTAATGTGAGATTATAAACTGCACCATACAAAACTTCTGTTATCTCATTGTAACCAAGTTGTAATAATGCTTTCATAATAACTTCCTGCTCACCACCTTTGATACCATCACGCAATAAAGATGTTACTTCCCATTTCATTTAAAGAACACCAAATATACAATACCAAATGGTGAGAATAGACAAGCTGAACCATATATAACTGCTATACTAAACACTATTATCCCACCACAAAGTTTTGAAATGTCATCCATAGGTATCTCCTAGAATTGATTGATTGTTTCTCAATTGTTAAGTATATTATATCATACTGAGCAGATAATACAAGGAAAAAGTTCCCGACCTAAGTTATTGATAAATAAGGGGTTTCTAAGTCATTGAAAACAAAGGTCTTTTTGGAGTCCTTAGAGTCGATATAAGGGTTATTTGACCAAAGTAAGGGTAGAGTATGGGTAAACCCTTAAATAGTCTTAAATCGACTCTAAGGACTCAAATTGTCCTAAGATATCTCTTTATTAGTTCTCTTTATTGCTTCTATTATATCATCACTTTCTAATATGGGTCTACCAATAACTATATAATCAGCACCTTTACTAATTGCTTCATAGGGGGTCATTGTCCTCTTTTGGTCATCATTATTACCGATATACCATTTTGGTCTAATGCCAGGACAAATCTTTTTTATTGGAATATCACTTATCAACTCTAGTTCTTTTGGAGAGCACACTAAATAAGGATACTCCCAATCATAACATTTCTTAGCTAACATCTTTACAGTATTTTCTATATCACCACATAATAAATCAGTATCACTAAATGATGTTAATACTGTAACACCACATAAATTACTTTTATCCTCATATTGAGCATCCCAAGATGCTGAAGCATGAACTGTTACAATATCAGCACCATTACTAACATATTTTCTATATGAATTAGACATTGTATTTGGAATATCATATAACTTAGGGTCAGCCATAATAATACATTGTTTGGCAATATCCTTTGTAACAGATACAATGTCAATTCCATCAACTAATAAATCATTAAATTTAAATCCAGCAACATAAGGTGATAACTTTTTTACTATATCTAATGCTTGACTGTATAGTACATTATCTATTGATACAATAATTTTATTCATTAAATTATTTTATAAATTTTAGATGGATTGTCTGCTTGTTTCTCTAAGAGATGGAGTTTCTTACATTTATCACACTCATCATTTCGAGAGTCTACATTATATTTTGATATTTTATTTGGGAGATTGTTTATTTTGTAGTATTCAAATTTACCAAATGAATGATAAACACGAATATCCATTATGGATTTACACGATTTACAGTGTAATCTCAATATATCGTAGGGTGAGTCTTTCTGCTTTTCGTGAAGAGAATTCTTTACTTGGTAGGTCTTATCAATTTTCATAGTAAATACCATTTGTTATAAATAACATTAATAATAAAAAAGGAGTTATCAAGATGAAGGACTCAAGAAAATTCACAACATCTGGTATACTACAACCTGCTATTCAGTTTAAAGGCGGAATGGACGAGCTTGATGATTTCCTTAACCAGATAGAAAAATCTGACCCTACCTTTAAAAAAACAAAGTATCTTAAAGACAACTTTGATATAGATATAAATGATATGCTTGAATCAGATACTATTCACTTATCCCCATTCTTAAAGAAGATAAAGTAAAAAGCCCAATTTCGGAATCGAACCGAACTCTAGGCCTTACAAGGGCCTTGCTAAACCAATCAGCTAATCGGGCATATAATACTTGGTGGAGTGTGAGGGGATCGAACCCCCGACATCTGCCGTGCAAGGGCAACGCTCTCCCAGCTGAGCTAACACCCCATAAAAACTCACAAGTTTGCGTTCTTTCTTGCTGGGTTACGAAACAATGAAGTTTCATTTGTCAATGCATCTAACTCTGGAAATGTATCGTCTGGATGTAGAGTATTCGCTCTTGCCAAAAGTTCTTCTTCTGTCTCCACTATATCTTCATCGGGAATACAACAGTCAACAGGACAAACCTCTTGACACATTTCGTGACCGTGAAAACCTACACACTCTGTACAAAGTTCTGGATCAATATAAAAATAATCAAGTCCTCCTGCCGAACCATCATCTATAGCGGTATTCGGGCATTCCGGTTCACAAACTCCGCAGTTGATACAATCCTCGGTGATTATGGTTGCCATGATTTACTCCTTATTTTTAAGTTCTCTAAGTTTTGCTGATTCGCTCATCTTCTGCTTAGTAGCTTCAGAATGTTTCCTACCTCTTTGTGCTTTACTCATATTTTCTCTTGCTTCATCAGACACAGGAGAAAATTTACCTTTATTTGCTTCACTCAACTTTTGTCTATGTTCCAAACTTCTTGGTGTCATCTTTCTACCTGTCTTTGCCTCACTTATTTTTCTTTTAGTTTCATCAGACATTTTCATACCTAAAGTTGATTGTCTACCCTTAGATGCCAAACCTATTTTTCTTTTACTTTCCTCTGTATGAGGACGAGACAGCTTTCCTGATATTCTTCCACCTTCAATCAAGGCTTGTCTTATAACCTCTTCTTTACCAATACGACCAGATAAACCCAACCAAGCTAATTCATCTTGCCAACGACCATACTTCTCATACAACTTCTTATGAGCTAATGCGTGTTCTTCTACTGTAAGTTCTACAAGATTAGATGGGTCATCTGAACCACCAGCGTGTCTTGGAATTATATGATGTTTGTGAGTATAAATAGATTTAGACATGATTTTATCCTTCCGATAAAATTGTGTTTAGGTATTCGGGGAAGACTCTAATCTTCCCCTGTACCACTATTTATAAGATTCAACAACTCTCCTTTATTGTATTCGTAATGATTCATTTAGATATACTCCACGGCCTATCTTTAAGACTTAAAATTACAATCGCAGAAGAGATGAGAACTATTGAAAATGATTCATACACTAATGCTGTCGGATCCATTTCTTTTCCTTGTAGAATAATGAATCGTGCTAATGCTGTAATCGCAATTAACAGAGGTAGAGAGATACTTATAGATTGTTCTTGCCAAAATACCCCGACCATAGTAATTACTTCTAAGTATAAAAACATAAGAAGTAAATCTGCGAGCTGGACAGAACGGTTGAAAACCATCGTTTGTATTTCAATACCTACTGCTATACAGGTTGATAATAGAATCATTGAAAGTAATATTAATTGTAAACTTTTAGTTATTTTATCCATAGTATTATCTTTCTGTTCAAAGGTACCTTGAACTCAATTCATCTGAAACCGTACCACCATTATCCTTAATGGATTTGACTAGTTTTACTTTAATTTCCTTTAATTCCTTTACTTGGTCATGTAGTTTCTCATAATCTTTATGCTCATATAATGCAGTTTCCATTCTATTAGCCATTGTTTGTGTTTCCTCAATAAGACCACTCATATAAGAATAATTTTTAGTCTTATCAGCAGTTCTCATTTCCTCTAATACATCACATATATGTCGATGTGGCATAGTTTAATCTCCTTTAATTTAAATTATTACATCGTCATAACTGACTCCTTTGTTAAGGTTAACCGAATGTGAACTGCGTTTAGTTAGTATCGGTGGTGCCACACATTCGTATACGTTTTAAGTTTCACCGTTTATTATTGAAACCAAGTAAATACAACAGCATTTCTAATGAGTGCCGTGACTGTAAAGATTCCAACTAGTATGCCCAATTTCTTATGACATACTTCAATACCAAATATTCTGGGCAGTAACCAAAAATTCATTCCATATGATATTACAAATCCTGTTGCAACATTAACTATTGCAAAATAATAGGGCGTCATTCATTCCCCAAATAACATCCAGCCCAATAATCACACTCAATAAAATTTAATTCTTCTACTAAACCAGTCGATTCTTTAGATGTCTTTATGTACAAGTTTGACGGCGACTCACCAACACAAACAGCATTAGTATCATGCTTTGCGATTTGACACTCTTTTAAACTTTCGTGTTTCGACTCAAACACATACGGGCCGTCATCATACAATGTAGGCTCAACAACATAACTACCAAAGACTAAACCAATAATACCAATAATAACTGACATAACAAAATCTCCTTAATTAATTATATACACATTATAACAAAAATCTCATCTCAATACAAGGAAAAAGACTACTCTTCAAGTCCTTTTGCTTTCATTGGTACGGCTCTGTGTAATAAACTCCTCACTGTTTTCATTAATATACGATTCACAAGCATCTAGAATGGAACCTTTTTGAAAACCTAGTCCTAATAGTGCAGGCTCTACCAGAAGACTAAATACTTCATCTAGTGACATATCTACATTTTCGTGCTTATGTTCAATACGGATGTTACTATCTGTGGTATCAATACTAATTATCATCACAACTCTCCTTGGTTATTATATATTTGTATGGTTTCTTTCTTTTATCTCTTGGCTATTGATTTCATCATCTGTATCCTATCCATACTAATAGTAGTATGATCGTTACTCTGAATATAAAAGTAGCTATCCTATCGTTATCTGTCATAGTGTTTTCCATTGTTATATACATTATACCAAACTTTTCACCTCAATACAAGGAAAAGATTAACTCTTCCTTAATTCATGGAAAAGCTCTCTCCGCAGCCACAAGTAGATGTAGCATTTGGATTGATAAACTGAAAACCTTTACCTTGCAATCCATCCTGAAAATCTAAAGACATACCTTTGAGGTATATCATACTCTTAGCATCCATAAAAACCTTGTAGCCATCATAGTCAAAAATAGTATCATTTGCTTCACCTGCTGTAAAATCTAAGTCATATGAAAGTCCAGAACAACCACCACCTTTAACTGCTAGACGTAAACCAATATCATCAGATAGTTCACTAATTAAATACTTCACCTGTTTACTTGCTTTTTCCGTGATAGTAATGAAATCCATTTATTAACTCCTTGTTATAGCAACTATTTTCTTTATCTGCTTATCTATAACTTCTTTACGTCCTGGCCATTTAATATAAATATCCTCTGGATTCTTTTGTAAATTCTTTAGTAGAGGCATAATGATTTTCTCTACCTTCAGCAAATCCTCTTTTCTCTTTTTCTCTAACTCTTCTACTCTACCCGTATCACCTTCTCTAACCTTCAATAACTCATTTATCTTGTCTTCAAGTCCAGTAGAAATATTTGTAGTTTCTTCTGCTACTCTTGATTTAACCTGACTTTCAAAATCCTTAACTTCATCTTCACTAACTGAAGAAAATCCAAAATCAAAGTTATCATAATCTTCAACATTAATTTCATCCGTCATATTAATTCTCCGAAAATTGTTGTGTAACAGTTGGTTGTTTTTTCATAATCTCTAACAACTTACTAATATAAAAATCCATTTCTGACATAGGTTTCTTGAATACCTGAATCTCAAAGTTATCTCTAACAGCTACAAGGATAACAATTTGTTCTGGTAATGCTCCAGACATCTCATAGAAAGCAACTGCGTAGAAGAATGCCTGAATATAATAATCTGTAATCCAATTTTCTTTCTTTGCTCTTCGGGAAGTCTTGAAGTCAATAACAGACAGTACACCGTTATACTCTGCTACACAATCAGCAGTTCCGGCAACCTTTAACATATCACTATATAAGGGGAGTTCTAATCCGTAGATGTTATCTACGTTTCCTAGAATAAATCGGAGTCTATTAAATACACTAACAGCTTCATCGGAGTATTCGTGATTCAAGGGAATATTATATAAATACTGTTCACAAAGGTCATGCACCATCGTTCCTAATTCAGAAGATTCTTTCATAATTCTATTAGCTTCTACAGAACCTACTTTCTTACGCCATTCGTCTATCCCCGGCTTCGGTTGCCAACCAAGAATCGAAGTAATAGAAGGGTATACATTCCCAGCTGGAGTAACGTATACCCTTCTGCCATCAATCACCTCTCGCTTGGAGGGTTCGTCTACTGCATCATAAAAATCATCTAAGTGTTTAAATTCTTTCATATCAACCTTTCACAATATTATCATTTCATAACACTCATTACAAAGGTTAAAGGAATTTCCATCCTATCACGCAATATTATAAATTGTGCTATGTCACCAATCTTCTTTGACTTTACTTTTGTAGCAAGAAGTCTCCATTTCACTTTCTCACCATCAATCGATAATATAATATCACCAACTTTTAGAATACCATTAGCTGGACTATCAGGGACTATCTCTTCTATATAAGCACCATAACCGTATTCAAAATTCTCCATATCCTCAATAGTTACGGGACGGAAAACTATACCCATATATGGTCTGGTGATTTTCTCACCTGTCATTAGTTGCTCGACAGTTGACTGAACGTAATCACCATCTATAGCAAAACCAATTCCTACATTACCTTTTGAACCTGACCCACCTGTAAGAATCATTGTATTGATACCAACGACTTCGCCAGAAGAATTGAATAATGGCCCACCAGAGTTGCCAGGATTAATAGCAGCATCTGTCTGGATATAAGGCACAAATGGTTGAGAATTTGGAATGAATCTATTCAGTGAAGATACATTTCCAAATGTTACTGTAAATGATTGTCCCATTGGAGAACCAATAGCAATAACATCATCACCCAATTCAGGAGTCTCTCCCCATTTTACATATTCAAATACTTTATCAAACTCAGCATTGTTGATTTTCAATAATGCTATATCAGAATCTTCATCGTAGTTTACCAGTGATGCTTCATATGCTTTATCATCATTGAAAATAATATGAATCTTTCCACCATCAAAAATATTATTTACAACGTGAGCATTAGTTAGTATATATCCATCAGAACTAATTACAAAACCAGAACCTAAATGTGTTGGGTCTTGTTTCGGATTTGGACGCTCTTGTGGTCTATTTCTAGAGTCACGTTGAGGTTTATTACGAAACTGAAAACCACCACTGTCTTGTGGTCGCATCTGGTCAGCACCCGAATTGCCTCTCTCTGTATGAATCTCGACTACAGCTGATAATACCCTTTTTACAATACTTGTTTTATAAGTATGGTCTGCTTGTGCAGAAGAAATTCCTAATAACAGAAATAATATAAAAAAACATAATATATTTTTTTTATAATGCAACATCTTGTGCTCCTCTTTGCCTTGTTAAAATTTAGTTTTTTGGATTATATAATCGTATATGATTCCCTCCGATAATGCAAGAGATATTGCCCTTAGCATAATTAAAAATAACAGCCCATTGTTTGTTATTTGGATTCATTAGCAATTCCATAGAAAGCAATGTTTTATGTTTATCATCATTAACAACACCACTAGCAGCTAACCACAGTCTGTAATCATTTTCTGACATATCCTTTATAAATTCACTTGTATTACAATACAATAATATATCAGTCAATGGAACTGTTTTCTCATGCTGTCTATCTACAATTGGTGTATTGCCTAAAATAAATAATAAACATAAGCCAATTAATAATAACTTTTTCATCTTACCTTACCTCAAATTTTGACTGAGTATGTTTTTTCTTCATCTTTGTCATAACTTCTGTAAAATCTTTTGTAGGTTTCATTCTACCTTTTGTTGACTCTAACCTTGCTAAGTCAACAATCCTACCAGAACCAACAATACGGATGATATTCCCTTCATCTTTACAGGAAGGGCATGGTGTATTCAATGGTATATCCATATTGGCTATTGTCTGAAACTCTTCATAATGGTGATTGCAAGACTCACACTCAAAATCGTATAGTGGCATATTAAATACTTACTCCTAATGGTATTTCAAACTGGTTTAATTTACTTTTCCATTTCATAAATGACTTTCCATGATCTGTTTTATTCAATAACATCCACTGCCATTGATGTATCATTTCATGTGCTAAAGTATATATAAAATATGATTTATTGTAAAACTTATTATCTATAGAAAGTTCACCAAATACATATTCACCAGACATCCAGCCAATATGCTCTGCATAACAATCATGTTTTCTCTTTATTGATATATCATAAAAAGGATGTATAATATTATTAAAGATTTCCTCATTCAAGATATTTGTCCATCTCGTTATCAAGTGCTTCGATGGAATAAATAGTTTATGTTGATTCTTATTTTCCCGAATAGTTCTAATAACAATATTATCTTTTTTGATATACATTGTTTACCTCATGCTCTCTGGTCTACCACCTTTACTGCGAGTTACTATCGTTTGTGACACACTTGAGCCTTGAGCAGTTTTAATAGCTGAAAAATCTTGTTTAACATTATATTGACAAGTAATGACAATTTCTAAAAATGTACTTTCATACATCGAACCATTCCATTTCAATATAAAAACATGGTCATCTTCATCATCTATTTCCACCTTAATATATTTCTGTTTAACTGCTTCCAGAACACTAGCTTTCTTTTGTACTTTTTTTCGTGTATTGATTTTTATATCAACAACGGTATTTAAATCAACTCCACTCATTACCTATACCTTTCTATAAAGATTAGGGAAAACTTCCAGAACCAACTTTTCAGTCAATCCCTTTACCTTGAGCTTCTTCTTTAACATCTGCTCAAATACAAGCGATTCATCTTTGTTCATTGATTCTAAAATCTGAATCAACAACTCTTCAATTCTTTTCTCTTTCAATCCATCTGATTTAGCATGACCATTGACGAAAATAGAACACTTTGGCATAACTGTAAACAGTGAAACTTCATTTAAACCAAGTGGAGCAATATCCGCAACATACTTCGGAAACTTCTCAGGAACATTCCATTGTATGCTAGGATCAAATGTTCCTTGTAACACAAATCTAAACGAATCATTAGTTTTATACTCTTCGAGTATATTCTTTTTTTCCTGTCGTGTTTTTGCTTCAGAAATCTTCTTAAATACTTCAGAAATATATTCTGTCATCTTATAAAATCCTCCATGTGCTCCATTAAATATTTCAAACGGTTCGTAATAAAATAATTCAATAACTGTCCTTGTCTCTGGACATCCTTCTTCTTTTCATAACTATCCATGATACTAGTAGAGATATTTTCAGGAATATATTCAAAATCAATCAACTGCTGATTTCTCTTCCAATTCTCCGATAATCCATTAACCATTTCTGATTGTTCCATCCAGACTGCTAACTTCTTCTGTGTTATCGGTTTCTGTCTCACACTCTGTACCATACAATCACCATCAGATAAGATATTAGGAACGCCATCACCTTTATCACCACGAATGATATGTTCTTTAAGGTATTTATAAGGGTTAGATGTCACCACCATCTTTTTTTGTATAGGTGAGTACTGTTTAATGTGTTTATATTTATGTAATTGTGAGAAATCCTTATCACTTGAGATAATAATGCTCTTTTCATGGATATTCTTAGCCAATACAGCAATAACATCATCACCTTCAGCATGAGGCACAGCAATCACTTTATATGGAAAATGTGTATCAATCTCAACGATGATATCATTAATGGTCTGAAACAGTGCTGACCAATCCATACCATCCTGTGTTTTCTGTTTCTCTCGTTTGACCTTACGATGTGCTTTGTAATACGGGAAAACTTCTTTTCTCCAGCTACCGTGACAATCGGTACAAATTACAATTTCACCATATTTATCTTTATGTTTTATCCGGTAATTCCTGATACTGTTAAGTACAAGATGCCGAATAAATTCATCTGTGATCTTTTCTTCATGGGAAGTTTTATGAGCTATCATAATGCTCCCAACTATAATATTACTGAAATCTAATAATATCATATCATGCCCTCTATCACTGTATAATCAGTAATCGAATCTAAACGAAAACTTCTCCACGCACCTTTATCGATATCCCATACAGCAATAACATCAAGATTTTCTTTTTTCGTTGTAGCACTTGGAGTAGATTCAGGCAACAATGATTCATGTAAACTACAATTCATTGTCCGTTCTTCACCATTCACTTTAGTGAAATTCACCTTCATCAAATTTCTCTTCAATCCTTCAACCAATATATCCCGCTTCATCGTCATAATATTCCCTTTCAATATGCTCAATATAATTCACTTCACGTTTATGCTTAAATATTTCAACCTTTGAATACTTCTTTAATAAATTTATACCATCTTCATTCTTATAACTTTCTTCATAATGAAACTCTTTAATACCCGACTGTAATATTAACTTAGCACAATCAACACATGGAGCATAGGTACAAAACATATAAGAATCTTGTCCTGACTCTGTAGACTTTGCTAACTTTAAAATTGCATTAGCTTCAGCATGAAGAACTTCTGGTTTAGTCTTATCGTTCTCTTCACAAACATTAGAACCACCAACAGGCATTCCATTGTATCCGATAGAAATAATACGTTCATCCTTTACAATGATACACCCAACCTTCAACCTTTCAGCAGAAGATAACTTTCCATATCTACGAGCTACATCTAAATGTGCTTCGATATATTTACTTTTCATTAAACCACGTTTCCTCAATTATTGCTACAGGACTTTCAATCTTTTCCTCTACAACAGAAAATTCTTCATTGAATGTTTTCTGAATATACTCCGTACCACCAATAACCATATCCTTTGATGTAGCTAAATCCTTAATCAAAAGTTTTGCATTATCTGGTTTCTGAATCATCAGAGAACACAAGATGAAAAACAAAACTATAATAATAAAATTCTTAAACATTAGAATACTCCTAGTAAAATAGTTTGAGCATTAATCCGTCCAGTAACTTCCTGTCCCTTAGTCTTCATCTGCTTCATATTCTTATTCAGAGTCCTCTTTGTTAAAGCACTCAATACCTCTTCAGGTTTTCGTGCGGTCTTCTGTGTCGATGTATTACTATCAAACCCTGTAATGGTACAACCCTTGACACTAAGACCTCTAATACTGTTCTCAGCGTAGTATACACCAAGTTTATTGTACTTAGTATTATAAACCCACAACTCTGTAGCACCAATAACCTTCTCTGGATTCACACTAACCAATCTAAGGTCTTTATGTTCCACTTGATATTTCAACTTAGAAACAAGTCGAGTTGCAGATAAAGTTTTCTTCTTTCTAGGTTTCCTCTGTGCTGTAGAGTTTTTAATAAGACGGTCAATGTCATCTACAATGATACCATAAAAATCCATAATCTTCTTGTGGTACTTAGGTTTCAAATGTCCCCAAGCTTCGTTTAGATAATCATCATCTGCGTTATATACATCAACAGTTTCATTATAACAATCTATATAATATTGTCGCATCTTTCGAGCATGAACAGACTTACAACCCATATTAACTAAATGAGTATAACAATCATATTTTCCTTTAAAATCACTATCAACGAAATCATCAACCTTACCTTCAATCTCACCAATAAAACCAGAAACCTGCTCTTTGATCCTATCTTGAATAGAAACTTTAGGTTTTTCAGGTTTATCTTTTGTAGACTCTACCTTTACTGCTTTCAAAGGTTTTAATGAAGGGTCTTGAAATGTACCATCAATAATTGGAACAGCTCTAGTAACTCCATCTACACACAACATAATATCGTAACTCATAATTTCTTTCTCCATTATAAATGCATTTTTCCTAATCCAAATAAAGCAATTAGGATTACAATCACGTTTAATAAAATAAGGTTTGCACTACTTCTCAAATAAGCATTAATAATATGCAATGATGAACCCACTAACTGAATCAAAAATATAGTGGTAATACTAGCATTATCACCATGCCATGCCATCAATAAATAAATACTAATGAAACATAATGAACCAACTGTTTCACAAAATAAACGAAACCTATTATTTTTCCAATCATCTACTAACCAACTTTTCATATCTTCACCTCAATTATCGGATACTGTCATTATATATTCTTTTCCTTTAATCATACGTTCTGGATAAATTGCTTGATTCATCAGTTCTGATTCGTCTTCAGCTAACTTATCAATATTATTGTCAAGCCATTTCTCATATTCAGCTTCTTGAACTTTATTATAATATTGCTCATCCATCTCAGGGTCGCCAGATTCGTTAATAGAATCCAACCAAGCTTCGAAATCACCTTCATCTAAATCTTCATCGAATTCGTCATCCCATACACTCATTGGAAAATCTCCTATTCGTTAATTGTTATAACTATTATATCAAAGAAAAGTAGACCTGTCAAGGAAAAACATTAGAAAAGAGGATCTGTAAGTCGTTGTTTCTAAAGGATTAACAAAATAAATTGAAAAAAGATTGTAACCCCTTATAAAACAACGACTTATAAACCCTTTGTTTGTGGGGGCTTAGAGGAATTGGTCTTTTTAGTCAAATAATCCAGTAAATCAATGACTCTGCAGCAGTAACCATGCTCATTATCATACCATGCTAACAATTTCAAAAATCTCTTATTTAGCACGTTTGTGGAAAGGCAATCTACAACTGATGAAAATGTACTACCAATATAGTCAACTGAAACCAATGGCTCACATGATACATCTATAATACCCTTCATTTTACCTTTAGATTCTTTATTGAACATTTCGTGAACTGACTCGATATCTACATCCGTCTGTAATTCAATCGACATATCTAGTAATGAAACATTCGGAACAGGAACCCTGATAGACGAACCATCAAGTTTTCCTTCTAATTCTGGTAAAACAATTCCGACATTCTTAGCAGCACCCGTTGATGTTGGAATCATAGATAAAGTTGCAGCTCTTGCTCTACGCAAATCACAATGGGACGAATCTAATAGTGCTTGACCCATTGTAAATGAGTGAACCGTTGTAATGTAACCATGCTTGATACCATATTGTTTTTGTAATACTTTTAACAAAGGTGTCAAACAAGTAGTAGTGCATGAAGATGATGAAATAATATTATTTTCTTGTACCTTGTATTCGGATTCATTCACTCCATATATTAACGTAGCATCTACATCTGCTGCTGGGGATGTAACAATAACATTTTTTGCACCAGCTTCGATATGTTGTGAAAGTGAATGCTTATCTGTAAACTTACCAGTTGAGTCAATAACATAATCAACCTCTAGTTCACCCCAAGGTAATTTTGCTGGAGTATTTCTATCAAAGTTAGGAATTGTTTTTCCGTTAATGATTATATTATCTAACTCACAGGAAACAACACCATCAAAATGTCCATGTATAGAATCATACTTAAAAAGATGAGCACGAACATCAACCGTAGTTCTAGCATTTATACCGACAATATTATACTTCGGGTCATTAATCAATTTTCTAACTAAGTTTCTACCAATCCTACCGAAACCATTAAACGCTATATTAATCTTTTTATCTTTCTCTACCATCACTCACCTTTCCATTTCATTTCAATTTTATCTTTGTAACAATCAAAGAAATATTTCATATCACAAAACCAATACTTTTTATATTTTATACCATGCTCTAAGGCGTCTAATGTTCCAGTGTCATATACTACATAGGTTCCTTTTCTGGTAATCTTGATAAACAATATCCAAACATCATTCTCATGGTTACAATCATGTACCACTTGACCTATCCATTCGTCTAATAGTCTAATGCTATTATTGTGAACCATTTGATGAAAAGGAAATTCTGCATAGTTCTTACACTCAGCTACAAAGTATGGATAATTCAACGGGGGAACAATATCACCACGCATTAACTTTATTTGTTCTGGTGAAAGTGTCTCTTTTCTAAATTCATTCTTACCACCTACAAATGCTCCGCTATTCGGAACTCTAATAAATGATTGACTATACAATTCAGAAAGAAAATTACAAACATCCCTCTCCCAACTCTTCCCTTTATTTTTAGATTTATTCGACATTAATAATCAACTTCATCCTCTTCATCAACATCTCTTATGTAAACAGGTGATGCACAAAAAGGACAAAACTTTGGAATCATATCGGGTGTTTCACATTCCATAGCAAATGAATGTCCACACTCAGCACAACCAAACTTTTTTACTATATCTTCCTCTTCTTCGTATTCATCCATGTTAGTTCACACTCCATTTCTTTGTTTTTTTCTATATTTGGAATTATCTTTAGGTGTAGACCATTCTAAATTATCCACATGATTATTCCTAGTATCATCATCTTTATGATCTATAATTGCAGTTTCTCTAATAAACTCCTTTGCTGATTCTGGACATTTATCCCAATCTTCCTTTGGAATAGGAGGATATTCGTCAATAGGTTTCCATGCTTCCATAACTGCTCTATGACAATATAAGCTAATCTGAGAGAGATTCGGGTCTTTAGTCAATCTTTTATAATATGGAGAATCTGGATCGGCGGTCAACTTTTGTTGTGTCTGTGCGTACTCATAATCTTCAAACAATTCTGGACTATCTTTTATATTAAATCTTAACGTGACAGTACGAGGGACTTTATATCCATCTGTGATTTTCTCATATTTTGGATTTAATATCCTATGTTTATTCCTTCTTGTACTAAGAATTCTTCCATCTTTAGAGACAAAATAATTAGGAACTTCAACTCCATATTTTGTAATTGATTTAAACTCCTCTTCACCTAAATCCATATCGACTCCTATTAAATATCAACAACCTCACATTTATCACCCGAACAAGCGTACGACTGTGAGCCTTTTGTATTATCCTCTAGTTCATATTTAGACAATTCTTCCCAATCAATTCCAGTTGGCATTTTGTCTAGCATTTGTAAGTATTCATTTTCCGAACATTCCTGATATGGAGCTTGTTTATAAGAATGGTCTGAATATGGTAGGAAGGAAATTCCTGAAATCATATCAAAGTTTCTAAAAACCCAAGCACCTACATCAATCCATTCATCTTCCTTGACTGTAATAGTTACTGATGGTTTATGTTCACACCAGTGTTCTTGATATAACTTCCAAAACTCTAACTGTTCAATAGCTGTCTTATCATTTCTACAAAGTGCATCCTTTGCTGTTTTGATAGGAAATGAAAACACCCATGTATGTTCTGGTTTAGTTACATCTGATTCATGTGGTATTCCCTTCATTGCTAAAAATTCACATAAAGGGTCTTTCTTATCACCTCTCACCGTTCTAATATAAAATGGTGAATGTCTTGCATGAATACCAGACGATGCATCAACAAGCTGCGAAACTGTTCCTGAAGGTTTGACACAAGTAATAGCTGCAGAAGGATTAATACCAACTTGTTTAGCAACCTTTTTATTTGTTTCAATAGTAACCTCTTTCAACTCATTTAGAAGAGCTGGAAGTTTATCTTTAGTTCCATTAGTATATGCATTATCCATAATACCAGTTAATGATACACCCAACAATGCCTCTTCTTCACAATTTGTTTTCCACTCTTTTGACAAGTAACGAAAGTTTGTCAATGTTGCCTGCCATGTACCAAGTATTGTAGCAAGACGAACTTTCTCTGCTAATGTTTTTGGAGTATCATGGGGTCTAACTACAACCTCTGTTAAATTACAAAACTCTTTATCCCTTAGAATAATTTCACTACAAGGATTTGTTCCGAAATTGTAATTTGAATCTCTGCGTTCACCAAGTTTCTCCACTTGTCTTTTTGCAGCTGCACGATTGAATATACCACGTTCACCTGACTTAGATGCAATAAGTGACATCCACTCTTTTAAGAAAATACCTACATCTGGTTTCTCTGTATATGCTACAGAATTATTAGACAAAGCACGTTGAGTTTCATCCAACCACCACTGTCCCATCTTAGCATTTCTCATACGTTCATCTGTAAGATTAGAAAGAGAAATCAATGCAGACCTACGGACACCACCAACGACAACAATCTCTGCTACCTTACACATTATATCGTGACATTCAATAGATGATAGTTTTCTTCCTCTAGCATTTTGAAAAATCTCAACAGAAAAACGAAACAGATTATCCAATGGTTCCGGGCCAGAAGAACGACCACCAAATGTTTTTAGACGTTCGCCTGCTGGTCTAATATTTGACATATCCCATTTAGGAATTTGACCAGCAAATAACATCTGGATCAATTCTTTGTATGCTTTAGACCAACCAATCTTTGAATCAGCTACATGAATGGTAGTATCAGTATCAAACATCTCATCTGGTACTTCTGGAAGTTTCTCAACCTCTCTGCGTTCAACTGAAAACCCTACACCCGTACCACACATTAGAATGAACAAACATTCATCAAATGCTCTTGGGCGATTAACAGCTAAATAAGCACAATTATAACCAGCAACATTATCACGTTCAAGTGCTGCACCAGCTGTCATCAACGACCTCATTGAAGGCATGATTTCCATATTCAATACTGCTTGTTCTAATATTTTTCTTTGTTCTTTTATTCCTTTATGTTTTTCTAAATGATTTTCAAAAAAGTCAAAATATCTTTTTACTGTTTCACCCCATGTCTCTCTACGGTTTTCTGTTTCCAACCATCGAGCGTAACGACTTTTGTGAATAAATTGTTGGTATATATCCATGTCCATATTATTTAAGTTTCTCCTTGAGTTCTGTCCATTCACGTTTACCTAATCCAAAATCTAAATTCTTGTCTTCTTTAACTTCATCTATATAGTTTGAAATCGTTTTACAATAACCTGATGAATGTTGCATCAAAGGAAAATTCTCAAATACATATTTCATTACATTCATTTCCATTCTACTAAATGATTTACTACCTAAACTATAATCTTCAAATGCTTCAACAGCAATTGGAAAATGTGGTTTTGCTAATTCGTACATAGCATTTGCATAATCTTGTATTTCTTGTTGAGCATGACTATCCATTCTCAGTCTACAAAAATGAAAAAAGTTGTGCAAGTCAATCTTCCAGTAACATTCTGTATAGTTAGAAACTGGTAAAATAATTCTTGACAACTCTCTTGACAAACCACCATGTTTTACTGTTTCATTACCTATCAATGTCTGATAGACAATCAACGTCTTGGCAGTTATATTATATATAATCTGTTTATACTTAGTTTTCCACGAATCAGAAAGTTCACCATCACGGCCTTGTTTATTTGTCTGTGATTGTGGTTGAATATAATCTACATCGGGGATATAACATTCATTCGACATTACAGAGTATCTTCCTGAATACTCATTGACTGATGCTGTTCTGTGTCGAATCAATTGTCGCATTATAAAAATGGGGAGTTTTAAGTGAAACTTTACTGACGCCATTTCTATTGGGCTGGTGTGTTTATGTCTCATCAAATAACGAATCAGGTTTCTATTATCCGAAACAGCTCGGGTTCCTTTACCATACGAAACCCGAGCAGCATCAGCAATATCTCCATCACTTCCCATTGTATCTACAAGTCTAACAAATCCATGCTCGTGTATTTTTGTTTCCTTTATCTCCATCATCTATGTCTTCTCCAAATAATGCAATTTTAATATCACTATACGTTTTCCTCCTCTCAGCCATCAAAGGATTGTGCGTATATTCATAATACTCAATCATTTCATCCAAGTATTCTTTTACTTCTAGATAATCTTCTACTGGTGTATGACTTAACATTACAGCCTCCTAACATTTTCTCCACTGAGAAAGTATGAAATCTGCTTGCAAACCAGAGTAAGTATTAATATCTATAACATCTACAATTTCTTCCACTGACATACCATCAAGAATCATGTCATTGATATCTTTACCGTCAATTCCCTCTGGCCATATACAAACACTATAACCATTAGTAATAAACTTCTCCATCGAATGTACAATCTCTTTATTTCGTTTTTCATTATCTAATACTATGATAGTATCAAGGTCAAATACGTTGAACTTGATTCCTGCCATTGCCATGCAATTTGGTAGGAACAAACTATCTAGTGGGCCTTCGACACAATACTTCTTTTTTCGATTGTTGATTCTCTCTTGACCATATATTAAATCATCAACTCCTTTCAATTTTATCGTGATATACTTACATAAATCTTTAGGATCAAATGATCTTCCTTGAAAACCAATTATATTATTACTACTATCAAAGAAGGGTATAACTAACCTTGGTGTATCTCCTTTCAAAGTTGAGAACTTTTTTGGCACTACTCTGTTAGTCCACTTTCTAAACTCTGTACAAAAATAAAGTTTACTAAAATACTTTTCAGGTATTAATCTTTCTGTTAAATATTGTCTTGCTGGATGATTGTCTTTAAGTGAGCTAATCTTTTGTAGTCCTTGAAGAATATCATTAAACTTTGGAACAAAACTAAACTTAGAAATATTAACATCTGGTTTGACAAGTTTCTTCTCCTTATATTGTTCAGTAACATACTCCAAATGCATTGAAGGTTGTATCTTCTCTAAGAACCTTCCGAAGCTTGTACCGAATTCACAATTATGACAACGATAGAAATATTTATTATTTTTCTCATAGATGAAACCACGGGACTTATTCTTATTCTTTTGTGAGTCACCACAAATTGGACACCTAAACTGCCATAAACTATTTGTCTTCTGTTGAAACTTATCTAAGACAGTCGAACAAAGATTTATGTATTTTATATCAATATATGTCATTATCAAATGTTTCCTTTATCATTCTCTATAAAAATTACCGAACCTTGTATTTAAAACATCATCCCAATCTACATCTTCCTGTTTCACATATCCTTTCTGTGGTAGTTTCTTATTAACGTATAACTCAACCATCGATATTAATCCAATAGCTGTAGTATATTCTATAGCAGAAAGATGTCTACCGTTTATAGTCTTTGGTCTAAACACCTTATAATATGTATACAAATCCTCTTCGACATCTCCCGCAGAAACAAATATGATAACTTCATCCTTCCTAGTCTTTGGAATACAAGTTTTGAATATATCTGTTAAACTACTTTGGTCTAACTGTAAATCATTAAAAAGGAAATCAACATAATCGTGATGACCTATCCGCATAAGTGTTTTATAATCTGCTGTTATAAAATTATTCCAAGTTTCTTTAATGGTTTTTGCAAGAGTTCCAATACCACCTGATGTATTGAATGCCTCATATTCTTTACCATCAATAGTAATCTTTTCGTATCCTGTCAATGCTTTTTCTGTTACATTTTGTCCACTACGAATAACTTGACAGTCTCCGAGATACGCATTGACAAGACCTTCCGAACTCCAAGATGTATTATATCTTAGTTTGTTAGAAGCGTTCTGTGACAAAGTACCAACACGAATTTTTAATTTATGGGGGTTATCTAATTGCTTTAGAAGATGGAATGCTACAATAGAAGACATTCCTGGTGCAAGACCACAATGTGGCATGGTGAATGGCATACCTTGTTGAAATGATGCAAGGTATATATCAAGACCATCATCCTCTGATAAGTCAAAATATGCAACACCTGCTGATTGACAGGCTTTATAAAGATTTATATTTTCTGTGTATGGAAGGGCATTAATGATAAGAGTTTTACCATTAACAAAATCATCGAAATGGACGGGAGGTTGTTCTGATAACTGAACATAATCATCTTCAGCGATATACCATTTCTTTTCAATCTTATCAGCGATGGACACCTTATAATTAAAGTCCGTGCTTACAAGAAGTTGATAGATAGCAGACCCAATGTTTCCAGCTCCAACTATTCCAATATGTATATCTTTATTATTCATACTATAATGATACCATAAAAAATGATGAAAAACAAGGAAAAACTTTAGTTACCGAATAAAGTGGAAAACGAAGCTTTTCCTAATAAAGCACTAATAACTGTGAAGCCACCAAAAAATACCCATACCCAACGCTCTACCTGTCCTATTCTTTTATGTATAATCCTATGTTCAGCAACTATCTTATCTCTTACAGATTCATGGTATGTTAGTTCAGTTTGAATATGCTTATCAAACCTAGCATTAATCTTACTCACATCTTCTAATCTTTGAGTATTTTTCTCAGAAATATGGTGCTTCAAAAACTCTTTATCTTTTTCAAACTCTTCTAAGACATACAGCAAATGCTCAATGTCTTTTTTTATTTCTAATATTTGTGTCTGTGACTCTCTTGACTGTTCGTTATCGTCCACCTTCTCTACAATCCTCTAGTTGTTTTATCATGGAATTTTCTGCATCAAATCTATCTTTAATCCAGCGAGGTGTCACCTCATAATTACCATTTGACAACTTAGACATCTGTGCTTCACCGACTATTCTAACTGTTGGTTTTTGATAAGCATTACTATTAGCACAACCTACAAACAAAATTAAACAAAGTCCTAGAATTATATTTTTCATTTATCCCTTTCGTCCCGTACTACCTCCACGAGCTCTATCTGCCAAATATTCAAACATCGAATCAATACCTTCAACATCAGAATCAGCTAGTGTATTGTCCATTTCTTTTTTTCGTGCTTTAAACTCTTCAAAACTTGCTTTGTCGGAATTCTTTTCAATCTTATCCATAATCTTCAGACCAAGACCTAATGCGTTTCCAATTATAGAACCAATCATTTTATTTCTCCAATTGTGAATATTTCTTTAAGTAAACCATATGTCCAGTTTTATCATCTTGTACGATAATAGATTGCTTAGGATTCTTCTTTGCATATGAATGAATCTTCTTGCCGTAATCTGTTTCTGTATCAATATGTTTATTCCAGTGTGCGTGTTTCTTCTTACCATCTTGACATCTTAGGAAGTCATCTTGATTTACTTTGAATACGGGCAGACTGGCAAAGGTTGAATCAGGAGTTGATACTGGTGTCGGTGCGACCTCAGCATCTTCCGTACGCAATCTTGGTTCCGTCCTATTGAATTTCTGTGTCGTTACTGCAAGATTCTTAGGGTCATTATTTAATGGATTGTTATCTCTATGATGCACATCCATTTTATCATTCTTCTCAACTTTACCTTTTTTCACCATTAGTCTCCTCGCTCTCAAACGAGCAGCATTTCTTTCACGCTGCTCTGGTTGTGCATGATAATTATCATACTCTTTACGATAGTTTCTATCTTCTCTTTTTAACACTAATTCTTTATCAGGGTTTCCACCAACTTCATAAGTCGCTTTTAAACGTCTAACGATTTTACTTTTCCTTTTCTTTTTCTTAGTAACATCAGAAGGGTCGCCAGAAGTTCCTGCAACATTTGGGCCTGTAGAGTTTGTTGGTGCATCTTCTTTATTTAATTTCTTCATTCTAATGTATCCAATAAGTTTGAAAGTGCAAGTGTGAATCTCTGTCTCTCTATACTAGAGAATCCTTTTATCTTCTGAGTATATCCACCATTGATTAACTTCTTTAAGATTGGTGCTGACTCAGGAATCAATCTATTTGCTGACAATATCGGTTTCTCTTCAAGATATTCCTTATCATCTTCTTCTCTTAACAATAAGATAGCTGCAGCAGCATAAGAACCAAACTTACTCTTACCGCCTGGAATTTTATTGAGTAACCGTTTAAGATTAAAAATAAATCTAATTAGAATAGTATAGGCAGCTTTCTCCTTACCTGTCTCCAAGTCCTTTGCTTTTTTAAGAACCTTACCCTCATCATCAATAATACCAAGCTTGTAAGCATCCTGTTCATCCCAATCCTTAACAAGTGTAGATATTATCTTAAATGTTATATAGGTATCTATTACCGCTTCTTGCAAAAATGCCATCTAATTTATATCCCTTAGTGTTTTTACAACCTGTTCATCCAATTGTATATCATGCATATCCTCTGGCATCTTATTGATATATATTAGAAATGTTTTAAGTGCTGGATGATATTTTTCTTCTACTTTAAAAAATAATATCCGAGTTGCAGCTGTAGTCTCGATTACATTGTAAAAAGTAATAAGATGGTTAAGGATTATTCTTTCCTTTAAAATACCATCTGAAAGATATCTCTTCAACAATCTTCTAACATAATGAATACGTTTGATATCCTCAAAAAACTCTTTTATATCTTTGCAATGTGGGTTATCATAATGTAGTAATGCGTACATCATATAATTACCATTCGTCAATACATCAAATTTCATAAAACCTCTACATAATAAAAATTAAGAAATATAAGCAATCGGTGTGCAAAAACTTGTTGCACATGAAATTGTATCAGTTGAATCTTTCACTAAGTCAATTGTACCAGCAGCAGGAATTCTAATTGTTCCTATAGTAGTACCACCCACATTTTTATGTGTTAATGTTACTGCTGATGTTGCAACAACATGAACTAAGGCAGCAGTTGTGATATTGTTATCAGTTGGATTTGCTATTGCACTACCCAATAATTTCATTTTCATTTTTTATTTTCCTTTTTAGGCCATAACTTTTTAAATTTATTATCATACCATTCTTCGTTTGTCTTATACTTATACACTGTACCATTAGTCTTTCCTATACTTTTCCAATCATCCTGTTTTGTATAACGCCAATATGTCCATCTCTTTAAAACATAATAACTATAAGGATTAACATCAGTCAGTGTAACTAAAATCCAATGGTCAGTAAAAGTTTGTATCTCTATCATGCATTTGTTTCCACACTCATACGATTCAATGTATGAATATGCTATTATTAAATCAGACACACCATCCCCATCTGTATCAAAGTAAAACGATACAGTACGGGGAACCTCTTCTGGTATCCACTCAATAAGTTTATCTATTGAGGGTTCTTCAAACTCTTCATTAAACGGATGAGCTTGTACGAAACCTGCCCATAGTAAAAATAATAAACAGGTCAAGTATTTCACATTTATGCAGCAACCGTGCGAGTTTTTCTGATACCAGCAACAACAACAAGTTCTGAAACAACTGTACCAGATGCTTTATCTTTAACTGTGCCACCATTCAAGACAACTGGATTAACACCCAATGAAAGAATATCAGTTGCAGATATTGTTTGAGCTGCCAATGTGAAATTCAAACGGTTTGTTCCTGTACCACCTGTATAAAGTAATATATAATCACCATTACCATCAGTAGACTGATTTCCGTTAGCAACAGTTATTGCGGGTGTACCAGTAACAACAACTGCTTCATTCCAAACTACTTGAGCTGTTATTGTTGCACCTGCACTAGCAGTAAAATCTGTAGTTGCAGTCGTACCAGGAGTAAATCTAACACTTGAAATAGTCGCTCCGGCTAAACCTGTGATAGTCGCTGTACCAGCAAGATCACCAATAGCAACTAGAACTTCTCTATCTATTGTCTGTACTGCACCAGAATTAACATTATGATCTTTACCATCATTTCCACCTGATGCTGCTGTCCAACCCTGATTTGTTGCATATACATCTCTTTGTTCTACAGTTGTAAGATGTCTAGGCTTAGTTTCTGACGAACCTTCTCCAGCATCATTCTTTCCCCATGAACTCATATCATTTCTCCTCTGTTAAAAAAACTTTAGTGTCTTTTGTTTTATTTGAACTATTTTCTTTTTTGATTGGTGTAGGTGCTTTCTTTACTTCTTTATTGGAAATAGTTTTTACGTTTCCATATGCATCAAAATCAAATTCAACCTCTCTATCATTTTCAGGCTCACCATTAGTAGAATTCACGACAGTTAGATTAAAATTATATATATTTCCTTCACACAAAATCTTACCAATACCATTACTGTATTTTGATACCTTTCCAGTTTTCATAGTATTCCTTTCAAATAAATATTGCCACTAACAAGTCCTTGTCGGGTAAGTTCCGTCCCACACGAATGGCGTAGTTTAAGAATTATCCACCTGTTAGTGACAATAATTAATTATTTATTTTTGTTATTGTGTACGTTAAGTGCTAACCAATTCATAATAGGCCAGATTTTACCCAGAATAGGTAACTTCTCAGCATATTCATCTTTCAATGCCATAGTCAGTGCGTTTGCAATAACTACAACTGAACAGGCAGTTCCCCACCATACTTGACTTGAACCCCATGCTACCATTAATGTTTCCATTTTTACAACTCCTTAATTATAGTTTAGTAGTGATAAACACCAGCAGCTACTGCCCAACCCAATAGAAAAAATACTACTTTACATATATATGATCGACACATTATGCTAGTCCTCCTTTTTGATTTTTAGTTTTTTACCTATTTCCTTAAAAACAATTTTAGCAAGTGCTGTATTATTGGTCATAAGACCTTCTTTGAACTTACCAAATTTGTCCTTCACAACGAATTCTCGCATCTTGGAGCCGGACATTCCAGCTACACCCTCTGCGTCAGGATCACGATTGCCCGCAGAAACAACTAAAAACTCTTTAATGTTATCAAGGTCACTATCAACATACTTCGTCATATTTCTTTTAAACTCAGCAACTCTATCACTACCTACAACAAATATAACTTTTTCATAATTATTATTCAATGAATATATAACATCAAACGGTGTCCTGATAGTTGTATCTGTATTTATAATGTTTCCGAATACGTCTTTTAAAACTTTCACCTTAGTTTTAAATGATAAAGGATTACTCTTTTTATCTTCGGTCTTTGAAGGATACACCATTGGTGTACCACCTTCCTTTTTGGCAACTGCTATAACTTTTTCAATAAGTTTAGAGTGACCAAGAGTAGGTGGATTCATACGGCCGAACGCAAACACAGCAGTTTTCTGTTTTGCCTCTATTATGAATTTTCTGAAAGTTATCATTCGACTTTACCAATCCAATCATTAATTTTCTTAACTACATCCTTTGCGGATTTAATCTTTGACTTGCGTAATTTTTTTGTTTCAAACTTACGACTTGCCTGAGACATTTCCATTGTACCATCACGTTCAATACTCAAATTTGCAAATCGGGAATTGAACCATGAAGTACCACCTTTACTTGCTTCTTTATCAACAGAAAACTTAACCAGTATGGATACATTTTCATCACCACCAAGAGTCGATATTTCTACATGGACAACTGGTGCTTTGATACCTTTCTCAATTTCTTTCTTCCAAGCTTCCGCATCACTGACATCAAAATATGAAGCTTCTGTCATCAACTCTTTGTATGATTTCATTTCTTTATAACCTTTGCTGTCTTGAGGTTTTTACCAGCCATTTTAGAAACTGCAATTGCTGTTGCATCCGTTTCCTTAGTTACTTCCCATTTTCCACTTTTGTCCGAAACATAATTCCAAACATATTCCTCACCATCAATCTTGGAAACAATTTGTGCTCCACCATGCATTGATGAGTGTCTACCTTTAACTAAATCTGCAAACTTAACAGTATCTTTAGCTTCAGTCATTAGTTGTTTGTATGATTTCACTTTAGTTTTTTATAGTATGGATTAATATTCTTCATCATCCAAGCATTGTCTGCTTGTGAAGTAGAACCTTGTTTTTGATTCCGTTTCATAATCTCTTTAACTTTTTTCACTTCGTCTTCCGTACCAAAGAATTTAGCCAACATCATAAAGTTTTCTGTATGAGCATTGTTATCTTCATTCTCTTTATACTTCTTCATCACTGCTTTCTTATCTACCTTATCTTGATGTTTACCGAAACCTGCTTCATCTATCTCTTCTTCGTCATCTTCTTCATTTTTACTTCTACGACCATCACCACCAGCACACCTTCGTCTTGCACCATCTTTCTTAATAAATTCTTTAACTAGACCTTCAGCCTTTTCATCTTCACCCTTCCACTCTTTATCAATCTCATCAAAGAACTTTTTCTTTTCTTCATCAGACAACTCAGCAGGGCTAGATACTTTAAACTTAGCAAGTTTCTTATCAAAGAATTTCTTATATTCTGCTTTAGTTCCTTCACTCATTAAACTTTTAAATGTTTTCATTTCAGTTTTCCTTTATTTTCTAATTCGGTTTCATCCAAATGAAGTTTATTCCAAGCATCTCTACCCTTATACCGTTTACCACCGTGAAACACATTTTTCATCTGCCAAGACATTGCTTTATGATTCGAGCATTTACATTCAAATTTCCACATTGCATTACATTTTTTACAATACCGTGACCTAGTAGATATCGTTTCCCTGCCACTGATCTTTCCCATAACCTGCTTCATCCTCTCTAATTTTTAATAATTCTCTTCCTAATTCTTTTAATTGTTCATCACCATCTAAAGAAGAATTAGATTTCTCTCGTTCTTTTACTAGCTCGACAATCTTTGAATCATGCTCAAAATATTGTTCTTTCTCTTCATACTTGGCAATAAATTTGTTTAGAATTCTTCTAATTTCTTTTAAGTCCTCTAACATAATATACCCTTTCGATTATACTTTAGCATCCCAATTCTTAGCTGTTGTAAATAGATTTTTAGTAAATTCTAATCGGTCAACCAATTTAACAATCTGACCATTAGATATTGCTGTGAAACCTTCCTGACCAACTACCTTAAATCCAGAATCAGTTTTCAAGAAAGTTTTCAATTGTTTTACTTTATTCAACTGGATAACAATCTGATTTTTGATAATAATCGTCTGTGCCATAAACTCAATAACAGTTTCCCAATCTCTCTTTTCAGATTTCAATTGACCTCTTAGTGTTTTTTCTTTAACACTATCAAATGATTTCAAGTTTGATTTCTTTTCCTTAACTAACCAATCAATAAAATTAGAGAAAAACTTTTTAGAATTTGTAATAACAAAACCCTGTTTGATTTCATTGTTATCATATCGTTCAAGTTCTTTAGCAATACCGTCAGAGTTAGTTTTAATCTTGGTGATTGAAGATTTAGTTTTTGATGAAATAGTTTTTAGTTTTTTCAAAAGACTATTTAAATTTTTAGTTTCTGATTTACTAAATAATGCACCACCAACATCTGTAAGATTAGCGTCATCAAACCAGACATCTTTATGTTGTTTAAATTCACTCTTAGAAACATCAAATGATGCTGACATTTCTGGAAGTGTTTTACCAGTATATCTAGTATGAAATGCTATACCTAGTTTTGCATCTTTTATTTCTTTACCCAAATCACTATCAACTGGAACTCCGTATGCAATACTATTTGGTCTGAAAACTATTAGAGATTCATCATCAATAGATTCCTCTGATTTCTGTTTGTCCGTAAACATCAAGTCGCCTTGAAATACACCATCACCCTTCCAGATTTTAGGAAGTAGTTTCAATGCAAGTTTTAGTTTGTTTACTAAATCACCAGAGCCACTATGGAATTTATCAACATCAGCATTTGTAAAATTAACCTTTGGAACTTTTTTTGCAAACACTGATTTAGTCCCGACAAAGAACTTTTTAGTCACTGGGTCAATACCAGCAGTAAGTCCTGGCGAACCATCCCATTTAAGTCCAATTTTCAATTTACCACTCTTGCCACCACTCAACATATCAATCAGAGATTCTAGAAAATTGATTGTGGTTTTAATACCGTCACCGCCATCAATAAGCACCGTCTGGTCAATATGTGAAAGATGTGCGTTCTTAGCTTCAAATAGATTTTGTTCTTTAATAAATTTCTTAAAAGGTATCATACAAACTCCTCCATTTCGTCTGGGACAACTAATCCTTTAGCTTTACTGATGATACCAAGGAATGATTTAATAACTTGACTCTTCTGTGACTTATACAAATATTTTGGATTGTCTAGTACTTTGAAAAGACTCTCAAAGGATTCAGTATGACTTATATTGAATGTAGGCCCCAGAATTGCTTTAACAATACCTTCTGGTTGATTTTCAAGAATTTTAGTTTCTATTGTTTGTTTTCTTCCATTTGCAAATATCTTACCAGTTTTACCAACTCTTGTCTGTAGTCCACGCATCAACCCACGTTTCATATCAATAAAATTTCTTTTGAATAAAACAGGGACTTCCTCACCATTTGCATCAAATCCTTTTTCAAGTGTCTCAAAATCCATTGCAGAAGCCATAGATGTTAATAGAATATTTCTATAAATACCTTTCCACTTTGACTGCTCTTCGTCTGGACTCCAGAAATTAAACTTTGCAAGATTTAGGTTATCAACAATCATCAAGTCAAGTTGAACCTTTTTATTTTTTTGTTTACCATCAACATTTGAAATTGGCCATTCAAGTGAGATTACACCCGTTCCCTTATTGGAAACTGTGGTCTTAGAAATCTTCTTTACCTTGTCTGCAATGAAATCAAATAGTTCATCAGCAACTTTAATACCATTTGCTCGTAAAACTTTATTTGCATCAATCGCCATATCAATGTCACCAGATGAACCGCCTGGTTTCTTCTTACCAGTTGAACCAAGTAGACCTGTATCTTTATCTGTAATCTTTAGAACCTTAATAATACCAGTTGAAATAGATTTCAAAGTATCAGCAACATTCTCCTGATTAATACGGTCAACACCTTTGACAGCATTACCGCCTTCTTTTATAAATCGTTTAAATGTTTTCAATTATTGATGCCTTTAAGAATTGTAAAATCGGAAGATTCCATTGCAACTTTTATTTTATCTGACTAGTACCCTGTTCTATTATTAGCTTCAAAATGAGCTACTGTATTATTATTTTAGGGACTTTATTTAAAAGAGACTGTGTTACAATGAAATACTTTCCATTTTTTATTTTATACTACTATTATACCATACATTTATCTATATGTCAAGAGAAATCATTAAGTTGTTGTTTCTAAAGGGTTTAAGACTTATGTTATTTCAACACCCGGAGTAGTGATAAACAAAGATTTTCCTTGCCATCCACCTGCAGCTCTCGTTCTACAAGTTATTGGAATATTTATATTTTTATCTTCATACCTGAATTTAAGTTTAAATTGTTGAGATTTACCATCATACTCGAACTTTATAGCTTTTAATTTAGAACTATCTTTATTCAATAAAAGATTTCTTAAATCTTCATTAGTACTAACATCTTTTAAAATAGAACCATTTGTGCTTCCTATTAATAACTTATAAGGACAAGGAGTTGTATTAGGATCATCAAACGTATAAAAAGCAATAGTATTTAAAAAATATACTAGGTTATTAGATTTCTTTAAAGAACTACCTAAATTTTTAATAAGTTCATTTCTATAAATATGATAAAAATCTTCACCATAAAAATTTAATTTATCCTTTATAAAAGTTTTTGCTATATCAGCAAATCCTCTTTTAGAAGAAGATTCAGATGGTTTTTCTTTTGTAATATCAAATCTATTTAATGCAGCTACTGATTTTTTTAATTTTTTCGGGACAGTTCCTTCAGCAGTTTTCCATGCGTCATCCATCCAAGAAATACTATTTTTGATAAATTTATTATTTCCCAACTTACTAAAAAATGCCCAAATATTTGTATTAAATTTTGGTGTGACATCTTTTCCAGAGGCAATCTTGTTTGAATAACCAATGTAACTACCATCTTTTAATTGTACTATTACATCTGAAGGATTTCCTTTACTAATACCATCCGGCTTTCCTCTGGGAGTCCAATATAATTTACTCCAACTTTTTCCTAAATCTTTTTTTACTTCTTTAGCATTATTAAGACCTATTTCTATATCTCTTTCTGCTGTATCATCTGCATCCAACAACTCTTTTAAATGTTCATAAGTTACTTCGTCACCCTCACCTCTATAAACACCCGTTCCACCAGTTAAACCACCGACTTCTTTCATCCATTCAAAAGCAGTTGATTTGGTAGGATTTTTTAAAAAGTACAAAGACAAAAACTCATTTACATCAGAAGAAGCTGTGGAATTTTTTCTTGATTGTTGACCGTAATGTGATTTTACTGTAGACTTAGTAGTTTTAATAAAGTATTTCGTTGAAACCTTTTTATCACTAACCAAAAGAACTATTTGAAAAATATATTTTCCACCAAAATCAATAGCAAGTTTTCCCTTTCCAGAATCAACATTCTGAAACATTATCTCATCATATTCATCAACACCATCAATATGTGTATTATCAAGAAATTCTTCCGTTGATTTTATCACATTATCATCTAAAGTATAATAAGGATTAAATTCATTTTTTTGTTTATAATCAGGAGAAATAGTCAATTCACTCAATAATTCTTCTGCTATAAATTTCTTAAAAGTTTTCATAGTTTCTCTATAGGTTAGCTATTTTACAAAGTGGGCATTCGTCCACATTCAATGATCTGAATGGGCATATTTTATAATGGTCTATATTGGTGGCCATCTTGATACGCAAGATAGAATTTTCTCCTACATCTTTATTTTGTTTGATTGCCTTTTCTGCTACATCAGCAAACATTTGTTTAATATTTTTGTTTTCCATATCACCTTCCATACACTATATTTATAATACTTTTTCGGTAAACTGTCAATTATAATTCTGTTTTATCAGAAATTCTGGTAGTTTCCACTCTACTTTATCTTTATCTACACTATAATGACCCAACGAACCACAGAAATTACAATATTCTACTCCAACGTCATAATCCAGTGTTGTTGTATTGGCACGATGTTCACATAACTTTTTCATTATTACAGGTTCTTTTTCCTTATCACGGTTAAACCAGCCTTCTGAAATAGTTAGGTCTTGCATAGATTCTCCCTTTTGAAGTATATCATTATTTATAAGATTTAAATTTTCCAGTCTTCATACTGCTTCTCTGGTCTTTTTGATGGCTTCACCTTAAAAGTGTAAGGATTAGACTCTGTATTGGCATCGGTCTTCTTATCATAAAATTTATTACTACCATCATTTGCTAGTGCTGGTTGGGCATCCTCTTCAATATCAATCAATTTCATCTTCTTCTTAATAACATTCACCAAGAACTTAGCATTTATAGAAATATCACTATATCTATTTTTTAACTGTTTGAATAGAATTTGTTGATTACTCCCAGAACCATCATCCTTTGCTATAATTGCCATCATCAAATCTGCTGTAGCTGGTAATCCAAAACTCTCAGATGTATTTGATAAGTCTGGGTCTGAACTGGAATACCCTTCACGGTTCAATTGTGAACTTGTGATAATAGGAACATTACACTCTACTGCCAAACCACGAACTTCCTCAGCAATGGATTTGATATAGATATAAGAATTCATATTAGCAGCCCACTTCACTCTACTGGATGAACAGATATTCAGATAATCCAGAATGATAACTTTAGGAACAAATCCTTTTTTGATTTCTAACTCTCTTAACAAAGCACGAAAGTTTCCAACGTGAGCTCCTGCTGTTGGATACTCTTTGATAATCAACTTACCAATATTTAACTTATCAAGTTTTTTCTGGAAAGTATCTTTCGGTAGCATATGAAGCTCGTTGATATCAATGTCAAGTAAGTTTGCATCAACCCTCTCAGCAATTCTTTCTTCTGACATTTCCATAGTAATATATAAAACATTCATACCCTGTTTGATATACTGACTAGCCAAGTGAGTTTTTACAAGCGTCTTACCGACACCCGTTCCACCTAGTAATACTGTAAGAGTTTTTGGTGAGATACCACCATTTGTAATCTTGTCAAGCATCACCATGTCAAAAGGAATTTTGGATTCTTTCTTGTGATAGAATTCCCAACGGTCATCACCATTCTCTAAATAGTTATGACCAATACTTTTATCCAATGATATTGCTAATGCTTCTGTAAGAATTTCTGGTATAGCATCTTTAGAAAGAAGTTTGTCCTTTCCTTCAATGATGGATATACTCTGGACAATACCATTGTACACAGCTTGAGTCTTTGCCCATCTTTCAGTTTCTTCCGTCAACCATTGCTCATCATCAGTTTTTGCAGTTAAAGATTTGAGGAGTTCTTCACAAGATTTGAATGTTGATTCGTTCAAGTCTTCTCTGTTATTTAACTTAACAGCAAGAACTTCTTTTGCGGGAGGTGCGTTATATTCGGTGATGTGATTTTGTATTTCAATAAACACTTGTTTCTCTGCGTTATCTTTGAAATACTCTGGCTTCAAGAAAGTACCGACAATACTTGAATAGTTATCATTATATATTAGATTTTCTAAAATCAATGTTTCAGTTCGCATACTACCCTTTCATCAATACATCTATTATTATTTTCTTTTGTTTTGCTATGTCTACTTCTAGGAAAGGTTTATAGTTCTTTACCAATGCACTATGGTCACTCCATAATGGGTCATTTAAAGAGTTATCAATATTTGATACAAAACCTAATATCATATCAAGCACAGAAAATGTTTCTAATGAAATGGTTTTAGATAAACCTAGCTTAAGTATTACTGGATGGTTAATTCCATCAACTCTAAAGATATCATCGAAATCAACTTCATACTTATCTATATATCTTTTAATCTGTTTCATATCTTCTTTGATAGTGAAATCAAAGTTGTTCATTCGTGCTATATATTCATCATACAAATCAGTATCGAAACGTGATGGATACATTATACCATTTGTAAACTGTGAAAGATAAAAGAATATAAGAGCTTCCTTGTTGGTAAAGGTCTTTCCTATATCTTTGAAAATCTTTCGTTGCATAGAAAAATTACCATTGCTCTCATGCTTAGAAAAACTTCTCTGCATAGAATCAATGTTACTCCAATTGCCCTTTCCATTATATTTAAAATAATCATATTCTCTTGTAAAGTGTGCGTAAACACCCTGATAGACTACCCATGCATTAAATGTAATTCCTGCATCATTATCACTCATTACCATCATCGCAATGTTGCCCTCACAAATTCTAGAAAGTTTTTAGATTCACTTACCACAGCATCATCAGCACCATGATAAGATAATAAATAGACACCACCAATAACAATAGCACCTACCAATAACCACATAAAGTTTAATAAATTATTCTGCAACCTCTTCTGTATTATCATTTTTATCTACCTTTCTACTTCCATAATTAAATTCTTGAAATACAGCAACTTCAAGTTGTTCCATTATTTCAGTAGTAAAATATTTCTCTGGATTATTCACTATTGTTTTTTCAAAAGCTTTAGTTCCATCCGGCATCTCAAATCTAGTAGATACCTTTTTGAAAATATTGTACTTCTCAGCAATAGTAACCAAACCAAAATATTTGTCCAAACCAGTTTGATAATCAAGGTGTGTCTCGACAACGGACTCTTCTTTAGTGAAACGACCTTTGACCAGTTTGCACTTAACAATGTTTCCCATAACTTCAGTACCTTCTTTAACTTTACGTTTTCCTAGCGTAACAATAACTGAAGCTGCATACTTGATTCCACCACCACCAGAAATCTCTTTTGACGGGAACATACTACCAATTTTATCATAAGTGTGATTTGTAATAATAAGCGGAATGTTTCTTGTTGACAACTTTAATGCTAGTGTTCTGAAAGTTCCACGAATCATTGGAGCTCTTGTCATATCTCTTTTATCAGAACCACTTGCTGAATCTTCCATCTCTTTCCTAGTAGAAAGATTTCCAAGTGAATCAAGAAAAATCATAACATTAGTTTCTTTTGGAATTCCTTCAATGAGTTTCAGGCATTGTGTTCTAAACTCTTCAACTGTTGATACTGGAAACACGACAAACCTATCAGGGTCTAAATCACGATCAGTAATCATTGAAGTTGTCAATGCACCTTCACTCTCAAAAAATAAAATCAAACTATTCTTATCAGCATCAAGAAAGTTCTTAGCAATACTTAATGCAAAGAATGTTTTCCCTACTGACTCTGAACCAGCCAAACAGGTAATTTTGTTTGATGGAACCCCACCATACATGGAACCTGATAGCAATGCATTTAGCGAATAACTTCCAGTATCCACAAAAGTACTACAGTCCCCAATAATCCCAGCGGATACAACCGAAGCCAAATCATTATTACTATCCTTTATTAATTGTTTAACTAAACTATTTACTGCCATTATTTATCTCCTTTCTCAAAAAATGATTTATCACTTATAGCTTTATCATCTACCCATATGTCATATATAGGTTTTCCACAATCAATAGAAGTGGATTTGACACCCCAACCAATCAATTGTGCTTTTGTAAATTCTCTCCAATCTTTACCCGAACCACTACCTCTTGCTGTCCAGTAATGTATTTCGTGTCCTTCATCATATAACTTATTAAGTTTTTCTATTCTATCGAAATAAGGTTCTGCTGTCAGGTAATTTGGTTTTGGTCGTTCTTGGCTGCAAATTGTTCCATCAATGTCTACCATATATTTTGTCATATTATTACCCTCTCATTGTCTTTTAATTTTTGTACGAAAACCTGGCACACCTGCAAGATGATTATTAAGCGTTCTTTCTATCTGTATCGGAGGTTTGGGATTTCTTCCAGTACGTTTTGCTAAGATAAAATTTGCATCTTGTTTACTTGCCCATTTTATATATGCATCACAAGTAGCACAAACTATTTTAGCTTTATGTGACTTATCCTTAAACTTCCATAGTTTAATCTCATTATCCTCACATTTACAAAATTTATAATAATTAATTCCTTTTTTATCTTTATAATATCCCATATCCTCACCCGAAAAAGGATTCTAATGAACTAATGTTTTCAGACTTCCAACCAATGGCATCTAAGATATTCTTAACTGGCTGAAGGAATGATTTATCAAACTGTAAATCATAATCTATAAATCTTTCTAAATCAAACTCAACTGGTAAGACAGTAGCAATAGCTATCACATTCTCACCTAAGATATTTGGTTCTTTTAAATATGCAAACTTTACCTTCTCACCATCTTTAATGATTTCATACTTTCTTGTAAGATTTCTTTCTCTAAGCTGATGGTTGTATAGTAAGGTTCCTCTAACATGAATCGGTGTAGCTTTAATGTAAATGTCTTTTGAAGACTTATACTTAGAAAGACCTTTGACACCTCTTGGAAATGCTATTTCGTTAAATGATAAAGTCTTAAACACTTTACGATATTCGTCAATAGCAGATATGACTGTTTGCTCGTCTGTACCGATAATAGTTTTTATAAGTGAATGGATATTTTCTCTACACCATTGAGGCGTAGAACTTCTTACACTTTCAAGCCCCATGATTTTTAATTTTGGTTCTTTATATCTTACACCTTCTGAATCGTAAACATTCAGAATGTATCTTTTCTTTGCAGTCCAGATACCTTTGTCGGCAATTGATTCACGTTTCATCACCATCTTTTGCTCGTATGAATTTATATATTTATGAAGATTCTTATAACACTCTTCAATATATGGTTCAAGCTTATCCTTGCATATCTTATCCAAGAACATGATAACTTTGTCTGTTTCTTTTCTATCTCCAAAGACCTCATTAACCAAGCTATCAAATGTGATGTAAATGCTATCTGTATCCGCCGCAATAACATAGTCCTTATCCCCCGTTTTTAGTAAATCATTGATGAAGATATTTATATGTTTCTCAACCCATCTAATAGATAGTTGACCCGACATTGTAATAGCTTCAGCCTGTTCTGGAGAATAATACAAGAAATATTGATTTGCCAACGCACCATAAGCACTATTCAAGAGAATCTTCTTAGCCATCTGAGCATTATTGTATTTTGAAATATTATTAACTACATCTTGTTTATTTTTATAGTTTCCGTCCTCTAGTTTCTGCTCTTCCTCAAGCATCTTCCTTTTATAAATAACCCGATCATCATACATCGTCTTCATAAGCTTAGGAAGAAATCCCTGAAACTTAGTAGTGAAATGCTGACCATTTGGAGTCAAAGTCATATCCATCTCTTTAAGATATTCTGTATCAAAATTCTCATTAAGCAGACCATTCACGCCATTGATATACTTTGTTTTAAGTAATTCATCATGTGAAATAGTTTCTGGACTGATATTATACTGCTGAATCAAATGAGGATAAAGTGAATTTAAATCAAAACTCACAACCCATTCATGCAATCCAATATGAGGGTCTTTGACATATCCACCTTCAATACCAGTAGAATCACTATTACTTCTTTTTTTATTTGGAGTAGCTATTTTCTGATCTTTAAGAAAATTGTAGATAATAGCTTCCCACGTTCTAACCGGAGAAAATACATCTTCAAAGTTAATCTGTGATTCATAAGCAATCGTTATAATCAAATCCATCAACTTCATCTTATCATCAAGTTTCTTTACAATCTCAACATCCTTGATATTGTATTCTATAAACTTTTGATAATCAGTTTTGTATAAGTTATAACCTGCAACTGCATCATCAGTCACCTTACCCATACCAAGTTCAACTTGACCGATATAATCTAAGCGATAAGACTCTCGGTTTTTGTAAGTATACTTTTTATACAAATCCAAGTAATCTAAAATAGACACACCGATGATACCATAATACTGATTTTCTCTACCAGCAATCACAACATTCTTTTCAAATACTTTTTTGATAGGAGAAAGTAATTTCTGATTCAATCCTAAAAACATAAGACGGTTCACGATATATGGCATATCAAAAAACTTACAGTTCCAGCCAGAAACAATATGCGGAGGAAACTCATGCCACCAATCCAAAAACACTTGCATCATCTCTTCTTCATTATCACAAAGAAAATATCTTATTGTTTTTTCTGGATCGTTGGGAGTATACTCGCCAGTTCCGAAAACATAATAAATGTCAGAGACACTATTATGAATAGTTAAGGATGTAATGGGTGAGCGTGCAGAACGGATATCTGGAAAACCTTCATCTGATGCAACCTCTATATCAAGGGTGTAGATGATTAGCTTAGACCTATCCCATTTGATATCAGGATAAGTTTCAGATATGTATTGAGACACATAACTCTTTGTGCCATGAAAGGCAAAATTAGTTACATTATCATAACTCTCAACAAAATTCTTGCAATCGTTTATAGATGGAAACTTTAAACTTGCAAGGGGTTTATTGTCAAGAGTTCTGAAGGTAGCTTTCTCTGGCGGACATGGTACATATAGTGTAGGTTCAAAAGGAACGTATTCAGAATATTCCTCACCCATACTATCTATATCACGAACATAGATTTTATTTTGAAACTGGCCAACATAAGTATAGAATTTCATAGTATATCCATTATAACAAAAGAAGGTTCACAATACAAGGAAAAACTTATTAAGATAAAAGTCCTCCAGCGGAATCAGGAATAACTATGCCAGAACCGTATATTCTATTATACTCCGTAGATATAGCTTCAGCAGCTGTAGCTACAATTAGAACGTGCTCTGGTTTTAGAGTGTAATTTTTATCTTCGGAATATGGTAGCCATGGTTGAAATGCTATTTGTTCTTTGTTCACGGGAATCATAACAACGGGATTCTTTATAACACTTTTCTCTTCATCAAAATCACCAAATAATTCTTCACCGCTTGTCAGTTTCACAATTTTCACAATCATCTTCATTCTCCTTATTATCAAGTTTTTGTTCAAGTTCTTCAATTCTATCTTCTAACTTTGTTTCTTTATCACTATCAAGTTTTTTATTAATCAAGGAAGCAGATATGCCACTAGCAACATTGATAATATACATCGATGCACCACTACATCCTACCTGTAGAAGTATCATTAATATAATAACCAGTATCATACTGTATCTATCTCAAAGGTTTTATCTTGTATAGATTCTTTGGTGGTTCTAATACCGACATTACCAATTGTGTATTTGGCTTGTAAATCCCATTCAGACTTTTCACTAAATGGTAAAATCTTCATCTGTCGAATAGATGTAGTTGGTTGTGCCTTTTCAGGTGTAACAATTTCAACCAAGTCCCATTCGTTTAAAAGATTTACAACAGTATTTCTTCGTTCAAGATCATTCTCGGAAATATTTGTAGGTTTACCGTCAAGAGCAAACAGTTCTTTAAAGTGAACAATATAATATTTTCCTTGCTTGTGAAGTATATGGCAAGATTGAAATAACTTCTTTTCTCTTCTTGAAGCAATTCCAATGCGTGTGAGGGTTTCTTTAACTTTTAAAAAATCATCGTCTTCTTTCAGACGAACTTCGATCATGTCTTCAATAGACCATTTTACATTTTCAGTATTCATTTCCTTACCCTTTCAATTCAAAATCAACAATTTAGCAATCATAATATAGTCATTTATCAACTATACATTTATATAGTTGTATTTATAATATTAGGAAACTCCACCTTTATTCATCAAATTCTTAATAGTCTCAATACCCTCGTCAGATAAGACTGACAAAGCACTAAGTGCTTTCTGGTTACTATATTTAAAATATTCTTTAACCATTTCTAAATGCTCATACTTCTTCGACTTAGCCCAATACTTCTTAGCACGTTTCTTCTTATCAATAGAATGATGTAAAAAATCATAGTGTAGTCTATCACTTAAATCAGTATGAACATTCATTTCATTAACATACGCTATAAGGTCTATATGATAAGACAATGAACGATTGATAAGAAACTTCGTATACTGTTTATTATCGCACGCTTCACTATCATATCTATCCTTACTAGTCAAATCATGTGCTAAATCAAACGGTGATACCTTTTTTTCCTTGACCTCTTCTTCTTCCAATAATATAATTTCTTCTCCAAATAGGTCTTTAGACATTATACATCCTCTTCTAAATCAGGTGACTCGTCAACATGATAATTTTTCCAATGTGCTTTCAAAGTTTTATCATATGGATTCCAACTAATACCTTTCATTTTAACAAGAGGATTCTTTTTAATTTTCTTCACTTTCTTCTTGGTTTCCATAGTATCTTCCATATCTGGAGGGTTTTGACCCATGTCGAAATCACGACCGAACTTCTTCTGCCAATTAATTTCATTCTCCATATCACGCCGTAATCTCTTCTTATCTTCTTCCATATCATCAAGAAATGTATCTTTATATTTATTCATACGTTTCCTGAACTCATTCACACGATCCGTCTTTTCTTTTTCTTCATCATCAGTAAGATCACTTGCAGCACTTTTACGTTTTTCAATAATCATATCCTTCTTATCATCAGGCAAGACTTCCCATTTCTTCATTAGAATCATATTTAAGTTATGAAAAATACGATTATATAAATCTTCATTTTCTAATGCTGAAACCATAGCCAATACAAGTGAAAATGTTTTGCTTAAATCTTCAACATCACCCATATATCCTTCATCAGAATTCTCAAGTTCATGGCTCACCATTTCAATCGTACCATCAGAACGTACTACTAGCGCACTATCTTCTAAAGCTAATTTAATAAATAGCTGACCGTTCTCATCGTATTTTGGTTCTTCTGGTTCTTCAGGTTTGTTGTTCTCTTGATTTTCTTCGTTCATGCGTTACCCCCTTTACATAATATATTTATAAGACTCGTCACTTGTTCTATAGACTTACTTAAAACTAAGTTCAGCTGGAGTACTTTCCTGTTTTTCAACAGGGGGTTTATCTTCTTTTAAAAATCTAATGCTATATTCACTATCCCAATCTCTATTCATATCATTGAATACATCATTTAAAAACAATAAATTATTATATATTTTCTTTGGGAAAAATTCATCATATATCTCATTCATTCCAGAATTCAATATACTTGTAACATTATTAAGGTACTCTAATTGTAAATAAAGATTGTGGTATGCCATACTACTATTAAATCCTTTAAAGCTAATAACATCTTCTCCCTCTTTATTTTTAACATAGTGGTTGAAAAAAGAATAGACATCATCTAAGTCAGTACAGATAGGGCAATGACAAGGCATCTTAAAATCTTTGGTTAATTTTTTGTAATCAATAGTATTAGGCCATGCCATCGATCTCATGCCAGTTCCAACTACATATCTAGCTTCTGTGAAATATCCACCATAAACACAAGTCCTATTCCAATATGTAGAATCATATGTTATTTGAACATCGATACCCTTTTCATTTAATAACATTTGAATATACTGAAAATAAATCATACTCTCGTTTGACGTAACACCAAAAATATGAAAATATTTACATTCCTGTCTATCAAACTCACCATTCTTATGTAAAAACAATATAGCTGGAAGTATCTTTCCTAAGTTGCCTCTGGTTCCACCGTATGCCCAACCTTCAAACTTATATGGTGATATTGCATCATACCATTCTTTAATTTGTGGTATAGTTTGACCTTGGATAACATTCAAGATTTTTGCGTCAGTTCTTGTTCTATTTTCTGAATAATACTTTGCTGATGTTACAGACAAATCTAAACACTCTTGATAATCTTTATATGGTGATACTGGTTTCCCATCTCTCATCATACCTAATGTAAAGGTTGGTCTATCCAAAATTGGAAATATATCTCCATTTTCTTCACTCCACTTTAAAGCTACTTCATCAGTATACTTTGTAATATCAACTGTATTCTGTGCCAACTGATATCCACCACTGTCAACAAAAACAGTTGCGTCTTGAGCTTGAATTAAATTTCTAAAGTTTTTTCTTTTATGTGATGAACCAGCTGATATCAATATGTATTGATTTTTAAAATAAGAATCACTATCTTTCTGAAAAATCCTCAATGACTTCTTTTCTGAAAAATCCATTTGATACTCTTCTCTAATCTGTAAATCATCCTTCTCTAACATATTCATCAAACCATCACTATATGCAGGTATATATATTGCGTCTTTCATATCACTCCTTTATTTGTTAAGGCTTCACACCAATCATAATCTTCTTTTCCTCTATATGTTTTTTCAAGTATAGATGGAATAAGTTTCTCCAGCCAAGGAGCCTTCCAAGGATCATTCTTATAATAACCTACTGGTATATCTATATTATTGTTATAAAGAGAAATCCATTTACGAAAACATGGTTTACACCAACCACAAGTTTGTTCTGTGCCATCATAACAACTATATGATTCTAACAATGATTCGGAACTACCACCCTTCTCCAAGAACTCTTTAACAATTTCTGTTTTTGTCGTTTCTTTATATGGTGAACTAACTGTAAAAACTCGTTCCTCAGTCCAATGTTGCGCCTTCCACATATGATTTAACAAGTCTGTCATTTTCTCATAGAATATAGGATCTTTATCAAACGACCTATCACCCTGTACACTACCAAGAATTAAGTTTTCACCATACATGGAAGCTATCAACATTAGATGTGCGTTACGATTTGGAACAATTGCGTCATCACGTTCAAACAAACTTAGATTTAAAAGATCAGTCAATATAATTAACTTTGATCCGTCTATATAACCTTTATCAGCTAAATTATAAATCTTCTTAGTTTCTATACCCTCATATTTACTTCCAGTAGGTAAATATAATAAAACATCTGGTTTCAATAAATAATCAAATATTAAACTATCCATACCACCAGAAAACAAAAGAACCGTTTTACCAGTTGCTTTATGTTTTTCATTTGTTATCATATTTGACATTTTATTCTCCTATATCATAAACAGTTCCATCAAATGGTATTCTTCTGTGAAAATCAAACGGATGTTTTAAATTTTTCCTATCTTCTGGTTTCTTATATGAGATTGATTGTAATTCATGTTTAAAAATATCTACATCAGACCACTTTAAAGCTATATATTTAGTCATACTTTTATTAATCCAAATCATAATAACAGGGGCAATTTTATTCATCTTACTCATAGATTCTTCTTTTCTTTCTAAAATAGAATAATAACCCCATGTTGCAGTTTTCCAATCACTATTTTGAGAATGATCTAATTCAAAAAAACATACTATATCATCATTCTCATTATAAGCAATCAAATCACATTTAGCTTTCTGTTCTGCAAAAACAATATTCAAACTTGGAAATCTTTTAGCTAATTCATCTCTCATAACAACTCTACTATCGTCATCCTTATATGTTTCTTCTCTGTTTCCTGCCGTTGCAAATTTTGCAACCTTTTGACTAAATTTTGCCATTATCTCATTCCTTTCATATTACCCAAAAGAGAAAAGAACTCTGCTTTAATGGCAGGTTCTTCACGAAAGATACCACGAACAACTGAGGTCAACATATCACTTTCATGTTCTTTAACACCTCTTGCTGTCATACAAAAATGCTCTGCCTTAATAATAACAGCTACACCCTTTGCTTCTGTTTCTTGTTCAATCATATCTGCAATTTGTTCCGTCATCTCTTCCTGTATTTGTGGTCTTGATGCAACCCAATCAACCATACGATTAAACTTTGACAAACCAATAACTTTATTCCCAGGAAATATACCTACATAAGCTTTTCCAGAGATAGCTTGGAAATGGTGAGCACAAGTTGAATTGATTGTTATAGGACCTGACATATAAATCTGGTCATATTGTTTTGCATTAGGAAACGCAGTAATTACAGGTGGAGGATAATATCTACCACGAAATATCTCATTGATAAACATTTTAGCTACACG